TAATTTACGTACTGTTTCTTGTGTGTAATTTCTTTTCTTCATGGTTATCCCTAATCAAATAAATTTTCATTCCATTCCCTATGACCTTCTCTAAAAGCCATATTGCTCTGTGTCTCACGTACTTCTACACGATAGCACCAAATACGCTCGGCTTCACCCGGACCCCACATATCTGGTATATATACACCATTAATGTACTTATACAACATATCTGCTAGACCCTCACAACCTAGTCTAGGCAATATAGTTAATTTAGCTAAGTTCTTTTCTTGCAATAATTTAAATGTTTCTAGTTCCGGATCATCTTGTGCCACCAATAGTGTATGATCAAACTGATCTTCTAATATTTTTTTGAGTTCTTTTAGGCCGCCATAATCAGCTACCCAATTACGTACATCTAAATCATTAGTGCCAAAATAGAACTTCATGCTGAAGGCATATCCGTGCAAAAATCGGCAATGGCTATCTGCTTTATACTGCCTATAAGCACACGGAAATGCATCGTGATATTCTTTTGTACTTACAAATTTGTAAGCTACTGGTTGTAATTTTGCCATCTCTAGTCTCCTTATAAAAGTAGCAAGTTTGATGACATGCAGAATATTTAAAGTGGGATGAATGCCTAAGACCACTATACTTATTTACCATTTTTATTTAGTTCTGCTCCAGCCACCCGTTTACGCAAACTGGAACTACTAAAGCTATGATCACGCCCATTATATATTATTTCTATACCTCTATTAAGACACTCTATTTTCCCTGTGAAATCTTTATTTTCGTATTCAACCCCTAGTATACGCACATCTATAGGAAGAATCAACAATAAATCAACCAAATCTCTTTCTGTTTGATAAATTACAACTTCATCTACAAAACGGCATGCATTAAGCTGAATTTGCCTTTCTACAATACTTTGTACAGGTTTGTTTTTTGTATCGGGTCTATCAATAGTTGGGTCTGTTTGTAACCCTGCAATTAGATAATCACAATGATTTTTTGCCTCACTAAGCATTGCAATATGTCCCGCATGTGGTCCCAAATCAAAAGTGGAAAAAGTAATCCCAATCTTTTTACCATCTCTTTTTAATTCCTTGATTCTATTAAATATCATTTTTAGCTCTCGATAAGATATTAATCATTCTTGTTTTCCATAATTTGGCATCTTCTTCTTGATCAAATTCTGGACTTAATACAATATCGTGATTATTTTTTTCTACAAATACCCAAACATCATTATACTCGTCATAAATTAATGTCATGATTTTAATTTTCTCCAAATAACATTTTTTTCTTGCTCATCTAAAATTATTCTTTAATACAGTTGATATATCATTATATATTAAATTTGATTATAATACATTGGTTTGCAAAATCTTATTTTACTTACAACTTTTCATAGCAATATTTAAAAACTCCGCACGTGCAGCAGGATCAGTTTTGAAACCACCACCCAGTCTACTTGTTACTGTACTAGATCCAGTATCTTCTACACCACGCGCGGCTACACAATAATGTTTTGCATCAATCATAACTGCAACATCTTCGGTGTCAAGTATGAATTGTAATGTGTGAAAAATCTGTTCGGTTAAACGTTCTTGAATTTGTGGCCGCTTACTGAAATATTCAACAATACGATTGATTTTTGATAATCCCAAAACTTTATTTTTAGGAACATACGCTACGGTTGCATGTCCTGATATGGTAATAAAATGATGTTCACAATTACTTTGTACACTAACGTTTCTTTCAACTACCATTTCATTGTACTTCATCTTGTTATCAACAGTTGTACATTTGGGGAATGCTTCATAATCTAATCCGTAGAAAATTTCTCCTACATACATTTTTGCTACACGTTTAGGAGTTTCAGTTAAGCTATCATCATTGAGGTCAAGGCCCAGTGTCTCCATGATATCCTTGAACTTGCGTTCAATGATTTCAATCTTATCACTACGACTTAGATTATTTTCTACAGTTGGGGTTTCAACACCCACTTTGACTAGGTATTCGTGGACTTTACGACCCAATACAGGGTCTGCTTTTTGTTTATTGAATGACATATTTTTATCCTTTCATAGCGTCTAACGTTTACGCTCAACGAGACTTGAGTCTAATTAGTTGCCTTTATGCAACACATTTATTTAGCATTTGTTTTTAATATTGTTAATTTGTTTTGAACAAAATACTAGCAGTTTATTTTCCTATTGTAGAACCGTTGTAAATAGTATTATATTGTTTATTAACCTTCACAAACGTAGTGCATTTACTCAAATGTTTAAGTTCGCTAGCTCCAACATAGGTACACGTGCTTCTCAATCCACCAAGTACATCATTGATTGTGTTTTTAACTGAGCCTTTATATGGAATCTCTACGGTTCTCCCCTCACTGCTACGATACTCTGCCATACCACCATAATGTTTGTTCATTGCAGTTTCACTACTCATGCCATAAAACGTTACATATTTTTTTATTTCAACTACGGGCTTTCCATCCGTACTGGTATAAGGCATTGTAAAAATTCTAGTTTTTACATCACCTCCCCCTTCATTATGGCCAGCAAGCATCGAACCCAACATAACAAAATCGGCACCAGCACCAAAGGCTTTAGCAACGTCGCCAGGACAAGTACAACCACCATCACTGATGATATGTCCGCCAAGACCATGAGCAGCGTCGGCGCATTCAATAATCGCTGATAATTGAGGGTAACCTACGCCTGTGACGAGTCTCGTGGTACATACACTATTATGAACTATTACGCCGTCTATGTTATATGAATGATCTTCTTCTACTTCTAAATCATATGTATATCCGTCATATGTTTCAATTTTGAGAGTATCTATTTCAACTAATTCAAATTTCATTTAAAATTTCCTTTAATACGGACCAATCTTCTTTATTAACATCTTCTTCCCAGATCACAAACAATTTCCAACCGTTGTCTTTGGCATATTGTTCTTTGATTTTGTCTTGTGATATTTTTGTTTTTTGCTGTTCAGTAAGAGGCTTTAAACCTACACTATCACCGTACTTTCGAGGATTTCCGTGCCAGTAATCTCCATGCACTTCTAAAAGTATATTTTTTCCTATTCTGAAGTCATATTGATATTTTCTATTAAGGACTTGGGAAAAATTAAAATCTTCAATACCTAATTCTTTAAGTTTGTTCTCAACTTTGCGTTCAATAGATGTTTTTCTTCCATACTTAACTTTAGAAAATATAGAATTCTGCCATCCCTTTAACCCTGCCTCATATGACAATTCCGGATTTTCCGACCTCCAAATTTTTCCTTTAAGAGTTATTTTTTCTATAGTTTCTTTAGTATGTGACTTGCCGTAGAACGGATTGTTTTTCCCAGTACATTTTCCTTTTCTGTTCTCTGACATTATGTTTTTTGTTTGTTGAGTATGGGTCTTACCAAAAAATGAATTTTTTTCTCCTTTGACGGCTTGTGAAATTTTTCCTTTAACTTCTTCTGAATGTGTATAAGTTCCCTTTGGTCTATGATTATGACCTTTTCTAATTTTTGAAAAATGACTTTTTACTTCTTCGGTATGTGTTTTTCCAAACATACCGTTCTTTTTACCCGACGATTGATGTGATTGCGAAAACCATTCTTTTTTAAACCAGGATTCTTTAAAACCTTTTTCGTAAAGTTTGCTACTGCCGTTACATCTAATTGTAACTATTGTTCCCCTTTTAAACTCCGAACCAGGTAGGTCCACTTTATCAAAAACATAAGTCCATTGATTGTGAGATAAACCTCTTTTTTCTCTTCCTATTAGTTTCATGTTTTGAAAATAAATCTCGTTTTTTGTCATAAATTCCATAGTTTGTATATCCTGTATTAAAACTGATGTTGCTATGTTATTTATGCTTTAGAAGTAAATAATCCTTTGTTAAGTTTTTTGCTTCAACCCATTCTGCATACTGATGAATATTAACATCTGTTACAATATCTCGATATCTTTTATGTAAAACATAAAACTCATGATTGGGAGTTGCTTTGATTCCATTTATATTGACTATCGATTTTTTATCATCAAATTTAAATGTGTTGGTTACAGTCTTGTAAGAACCAGTATGTGTTAAAACTTTTTCGCCTTGTTTAATATCTTCGATATTTTTTAAGCCGTTATCGGTTTTAACTTTTTGGCCCGGAGCAAAACAGCCAGGACCAATGCCCACTTTAACAATATCAGCTCCACGTAATATTAACTCCTGTGTCATGTCTGCGGTAACAACATTACCTGCTATAATTGTGCGCGTTGGATAACTTTTTCTTACTTTAGAAACAAAATCTCCAAAGTGTTCGCTATAACCGTTAGCCACATCAATACAAATAAAATGTAGTTCTGGGAACGCATTTAGAATCTGTTGAAGTTTGGTCCAATCTTTGTCACTAGTACCAGTACTAACAGCACAATAATTACCAAAATCAAATTCTTGTTTGTTGATAAAATCATCCAGACTATAACTTTTTACAAGGCATGTGAACATATTATATTTGTATAGTTCAACAGCCATTTCAAAAGTACCTACACCATCCATGTTACTAGCCATGATGGGAATGCCAGTCCATTCCCATCCACTATGCTTGAACTTAAATGTACGATTTAAGTTTACTTCCTTGCGACTGGATAATGTACTGCGTTTAGGCCTGATGAGCACATCTGAAAAGTCTAATTTAATTTCACCGTCAATACGCATTATTGCTTTGCTTCCTTACGTGCTTGTTTTTCTTGTGTAATTTCATTACGTCGTGCTTTAACTGCCTTTGCTAATTCAGCAAGTGCTTTACGGGCACGTGTTCCTGCCGCATTGTTACCCTTTTCAAACTTTTCACTTTCAACCTCATAAGTTGCTAAGTGTTTTTTAATATCGCTGTGTGCATTCATTTTATTACTCCTGTGTGTTAAAAGTTAATGTAATAGTACCGCCTTGTTGAAATTGATTCCATTGTAATAGTTCTTTGCCACCATTACTATTTTGTACCCATTCTGTACCATTAGCATTACTATCCATACTAATAGTTTGACTGTTAGGATCCATCCACCCACGATCTACCCAAACACCAGCATTAGGTCCAAAACTTACACTACTTTGCATAAAGTAAGTATTTGGTTGTTGCCAAAATCTTAGTGCAATAGTATTGTTGGTATCACCAGTAGACCAACTCTAGCCTGTTTGTCCTGGCGTGAGTGTTGCTAGTAGTCCTTCTGGTAAATTATGAACTACGTCAATATTGTAACTTGTGTTGTTAATGTTTAATGTTGCTTGCCAATCCATAATATTATCCTTTATTTGATTAATATTTTGTTTCTGTTAGATACTTACGATAATCAACAGTGTCACGTAAATATTGTTGACCATTACCTTCTAAAATGTCACATATTCTATCAATAGTTTTATCTGTGTAATTACTGATTCTACCCATGTTAATATGTGGTTTCTTTAATAGTGTTTCTAACTTTTTTACTGCATCGTCAACTGACCATGGAATATACAACCTTTCATGATCATTTGCAAATGTTTCGGGAAAACTTCGATATGCTGGATACAATACATTACATCCAAGTGTATCAGCCTCACTAACAGTATTGCTTACCCAATCTTGCAATGCACAGTTAAACAATACTCTACTATCATTTAGTATTTCGTAATACTTGTTTTTTTCTAAATCAGAATAAATTGTAAGTTTACCTTCTTTTTCTAATTTATGTGTGCGTTTCATATAGCTACTGTTATTACTACGTAATTTGCCACCACTACATAAAACGAACTCAGCATTATTGGGGTGCCTACGATGAAATTCTTCAATTAAATCCATGTAAAAATTTGGATTTTTTTCTTGATCCCAACGTGCAGCAAATACTACACGCATCCTTCGTTGATTAAAGGGTATAATCTTATACTGTACACGCTCTAAAACTTCATCTTTACCAAAAGCTAATCCTGAAATATTGTAGATTGGTGCTGTCCAACCTGCAATTTTCATATGTGCAACCATTTCTTCATTAGTGGCAAGCACACCATCTACACATTCATTAACCATTTTTTCATATAATGACATCCATTTTTCCATACCCCAAACATGTACGAAATCATCAGGATCAATGGATTGAGCAAGACAGCGAACAAAAACACGAGGAATGTGCTTACTATCCACTTGATTGAAAATATAAGGTAAGCTTTCAAAACCGGGCTGAAACATATCTTCAAAGTAGATAACATCTTCATTTGTAACATTTCCATTCTTCATTAATTTTACAAGATTCATCATTTGACTCATAGAAAAATATGATCTTCCATGAGCATCTAATACCTGACCAGTAACAATATTTTGATCAGTGGTAAGTGTATCGCCCGGAACAATAACATAATCAATGTTCCTACGCTTAAAAACTCTTTCATTCCAATCAGTTAATTGTAGAGTGTAACGGGCCTTATAAGGCTCAAGTCCGCAATACCATAATTTTCTCATTAGTTATCCTATTTCTTTTCTTTCAATATCTTCTTCAATGCACTTTTCACCGTATTGTACTTCTAGTATATGGCAACGTTCATTGTAATTATTTTTGCATTGATGCCATACACCTTGGCCAATAATAAAATTTTCATGTTCATTTTTTGTAGTGTTTATTTTAACACCTTTGTATTCAGTTTCAATGTCGCATTTACCCTTAAGTATATACCAGTGTTCATTACGAAAATTATGTTTTTGCATACTTAATTTACTGTTAGGTTCTATCACTAACTCTTTAACCTTGTAGCCTATTTGGTTATCTAGTACTCGGTACCAACCCCATGGTCGTTTAAATTTAGAATTTTTCCATTCATTTAATATCCAACTTGAGCTATTCTTTTTTTCAGAACCACCTACACCAAATACAAATTTTAAATTACTGTCAGTATGTTTTAATTCGGGAATGTTATCACTATTTCTATCGCCTCCGTTTGCAAAAATTATTTCACTATCTGGAAATAATTTCCTAACATTTTTAATCGCTTCTATACTAGAGTTATCATTGTCATTAAACAACAAACAATAATCTACCATTTTTAAATTTTCTATTATAGTTTGTCTTTCAACTAATGGCATAAAAGGTCGGCCCTTTTTACGGGCCAACCAACTGTCAGAATTGAGTCCAACAATTAAAATATCACCTAATTTTTTTGCTTGATTAAAATATTCAATATGACCAGAATGAATAGGATCAAAATCCTCCCGTGACTAAGACAATTTTTCTCATATCACGCCCCCTTTCTTAATCTAAGCATACAAAATTATTTAGGATATTTTTAATTATTTTTCTATATCACTTTCCCAATTATCCTTAACTTGTTTTCCTGTAACAAATTTAGTATATTGGCGATATGTATAGCTTTTGGTATTATACAAATCTTTTTCATCAAATTTGTATCCATAGTCTTTGCAAAATTCTAGTAAACTTTCTAGGTCTTCAAAAATTTGTTTGTATTTGACGTTTACTTTAATTTCAGGTTTTGCCATTTTTAGTTCCTTAATAATTAAGTGTTAAAATTAGTTTTAGCATAAGCAACAACAAAAAGAGAGATTAAACTATGCCGATTCAATCCCACCAAAAATTATAGTACATTTTGCTAATTTGCAATGAGTTATTAAAAATTAATCAAAATACACTATAAACAAAGAATAACCTATGAAGCTGTGAAAGTAAGTGTGGCGCCGTTTTCTCCATCTTCTGACACAGTGATTTGAATATCACGGTTGGGGTATCTAGTTGCTATAGTGTCATATAAATCCTCAGCCATCATTTCACATGATTTGTAATTTAACTGCAAGGTATTTGAGCTATATAAGCTTTCAAGCCATCTTTTAAATTGTATAAATTCTATGGCTCTGTCTGAATGTTCTACTTCAATTGCCACATTAAAATGAAACATGTGGCGATGTAAATTTCCTAAAAAACTAACATCATACTGATCACCCGTCTTTAGTTTAGGATCCGTTAATGCTGCCGGATACATATGAACACCTTCTTTTTGAAAGTTAACCCATATCATACGTTTAGCACGTTGTTTAATGGTATTACGAGTTTCTAGTAATATTTGTTCTCTTTGTGCATCTAGCATATTATCTATCCTCGTCATAATTTAATCGCTCATAACTTTCTTCATGATTTAACCTACGCATTCTACGCAGTTCATTCATCATGTTAATTCTTGTTTCGTGTAAGTTACGCAATAGATTTTCATCTTTATCTACAGAGTTGGTTACACTCAAGATTTTCATGTCAATATCTTTAATTATTAATTCAAGATTTTTGATTTTTAAATCGTATGACATAATTATTCTCCTAAAGCAATTTCCATAAGATCATCACTATCTTCCAATATTTCATCTATTTCTTGATTTGAATTTTCAACAGTAAATAATTGATCAAACATAGTTAATGCATTTACTGTTTTTTTGCCACTAAAACCTTGACTACCAGATTTCATTTGCATCCAAAATCTATCATACTCATCAATTAAGTCTAAACTTTTTTGCCTATCATTTAGACGAAAAATTTCATTTACAATATCACCAAAACTAGTTTTATCAAAACGACTTAATACCATTGCTGGCTTGACCCCATTATCATATTTTCTGTTACCTTCTTGTACTGCAACAATATGTTGATAAACATTATGTGCTTGTAATAATGTATAACTTAATGTATCCCAACTTGTTTTAGTTTCTTTGCCGTGCGCGCCAATAAATCCCACGCCACGATAACATAGATCACGAATTAACATGCGATCAGTTATTGGACTATCACTGAAAAGTTCATGTATTTCATCTTCTAATACAGCATCGCTAAATTTACGATTATCAGTAGCATATTTTTTGCTTTCAGCAGTTTTTTCCATACTATACGCCCACTTTTTATCATGTTCTATACTTGTATTAAAATATGCGAGACCTTTTGCAGCACTAAAAAATGGACTAGCACAATCAAATGTTATTTGTAATTTTGGATTATGATATTTACGTATTGCACGTTGAATATCACTAAACAATACTGCATACTCAAGTATACTTGTTCCCAAACAATGTATCAAGTCGTGTTTTCCCTCTATAAGCAATCCATCATGTATAATGTTTACAATACGTTTAAGCATTAAATGAATATCAATTTTATTTTGACCACCAAATGCCCAGCCATTAAAATGATTGTCTGGATATATATTTGGATCGCAATACTTTTTCATTTCATCATACCAATTGTCTGACTGAGTATGGTTCAATCCTTGCAATACATTCAAAAACTTGCATTTACCGTTTCTGTTTTTAATAAAATATTCATTATTGATATGTGTGGCTATTACTGCATCCTCAATTGTTTTAATTCCATGCTTATCAAATAAATGCTGATTGCGAATAGTTTGACTTGGAACATCAAGACACATACCATAATCCATGTATGTATCCATCCACTTCAATACTAATTGTCTTTGCCTCATAGCTTTAGTGCAATTACTATCTTTCCAATCAGCAGGCCATTGACCCTTCATTATTTGAAATCCACCACTATCACCTAATAGAAAAGTACCACTTTCACGTTTACGTATAATACTTTCTGCGTGATCGTCAACTGTTGTATCTAAATTTGCATGACCGGCGCTGTACAAACCCCATTTGTAAGTGTACAATCCTTGTTTACTATTGAGAAAGTTTAAACATTCAACATCGTTATTAAATCCAATGGGTATACGAGACTTTTCAAAATATTCCTGACCTTCACGTTGTTTACCGAGTCCAGTAATAAAAAATGAACTCACTGCTGGTAAAAACAATGCCCAATCAGGATTTTGTTGCTGTGAAAGATTGATTTGTTCCATTGAATAATTATTATTTTATTAGTGTTTTTATTTTGCTTGTGCTGGTAATAGATAACGATAAGTTGCAAGGCCACTGTCTACAACGATTTCGGCTGCGCCTTGATCGCTAATACGAACAATTTTATCACCGGGCAAATCCATAATTGATTGAAATACCTTAACGGGCCACATCCACTGTTTTGACAGTGTACCTTTGATACCACTATGAAAAACAAAGTTACCACTATGTGTACTTACGTCACCAAAATAGATACGTAGATCATTTTTATCAGTTTTAGTGGTAAAGTTGTTTTCTTCACTGTTAGCACTTGCTTGTTTTTTAAGACGCATGATGCCAGCAATTGTTGGTTCAAATTCTACATTCCAAGTAGCACCCTTAAACTTAACATCCTTGACTTTTTCTTCGATAATAGCTTTACTCATCAATCTATAATCATTTACGAAATCGCCGGTTTTGGTTTCGAAATGAATAGCAACCGGAACATTAGAACCATCTTTATTTTGTGTGGTTACATTAATAACTGCCTGATCATCATATTCATCAAAGCCTAGAATAGTTTTAAGCTTGCTCAGATTTGGCATGCCAAATGTCCCGTTAAAATCAATAATTGGGTTCTTAAATGTTCCACTAACAATAACGCTTTTATCTTCTGCTATTGCACTAATTTGCGTTTCTTTGTCAGTTCCAACAACCTTAACTAGTTCAATGACACCTAAACCAAATGTATGTTGAATCAAATCTTGTAAATTGTCTTTCATTCTTTATCCTTATAAAAATATTTAGGCAAATATACTGTGTAGTATAATTAATTTTTTATCAAAAAGCAAATATTGTTTAACCAAACGAAAATAAATTATCGAAGGTACTATTAGTGTCTGTATTGTAACGCAAATCCCAATCAAGAACACCCAATAAGTTTTCAATTTTTTCATCAACTAAGGTTTTTTCCATTTCATTATCATCAAATGGTAATTCACAAAACCATTTGGGTAGTCTTAATTCATCAGTTGGATATGCAATACTTGTAAAGTTAAGTGGATTGGGTTTAAGTTTACAAACAACTACTTTCATTCCATCTACAATTTTCATACTATAATTATCATTATTCAAACGGCGCAGATAGTTATAATTTAATGCTCCGCGAACATGACCGGGCATATTGGCACGACCTACACTGCTGTTTCTTTCAAGTTCTTCATAATATGTAAGTTTGTTTACACTTTTTGGACTACCTTTAGTCCAGCTATCCTGCTGAGACAATGTCCGCTTGAAATCTTTAATAGCTTCAATAATTTCTTCCCGAACTTTACCTTTTTGTATTACCATACTCAAAATATTCATTAAAAATTCTTGTACATATTTAGGAGTATCAGCACGTTTCAAGTC